CATTGACCAGAAAGGCACTAAGCGCCCACTACCTGGCTATACACAAGGTTTAAACCTATGTATGACAGCTATTGATTCTACATTAGAAGATGCAGCTCATGCTTCAGAAGCTAAGACTATCAATATCTATAACTTTGATGCTAAGAAAGAACAGCCTACTAACATGGACCACGTAATGACTAACCTAATCGGTAAGCAAGTTAAAGTTGGTGTTATTAAGCGTATTGAAAATAAGCGTGGTAATGATGGTAGTGGTAAGTACATTGACTTACCTGAAACTCGTGAAGTAAATGTGATTTCACAGTTCTTCTATGCAGACTCAGGTCTATCAGTTATGGAAAAAGCTAAAGGTGAAACTGACGCTAAGTTCATTACTGAATGGAAAAAGGTTAATGATGGTAATACTCATAACCGTGTTAAGAAAGTTGATGCAGTAACTGCTGGTCAATCTTCTGGTACTAAGAAACTATTCGGTTAAGGAGCAGGTATGAAAATTAGTTTAAATAAAAACGATCTTCATGCCGCTGTTAGAGGTTATCTAGCTTCACGTAATATCGTATCTGATGTTACAGAGTTAGAAATCTCTATTAAAGCCGTTAAAGGTGGACAGCCAACAGCTGAAGTTAGTATTATCGATACCAGTGGATTAGCTCATGTCACAGAGCATGAGGAAACTATTAAACCTAATACAGATTCACCATTTGGTGATCGGTTAAAAGGTGCGTAGCTGGATAGATCAGACTAAAACATTAGCATACACAATACTAGTGTCTGCTACTGTGATAGCTTCACTGGTACTAGCTGCTTTTGTTATACCTCTACTTATAGGTATTGGAATAGTAATGGTAGTCTACATATCAATACGTGTTATTAATGAAGATATAGACGACTAGACTACCAACCTTCTCCAGTAGCTATTTCCCATGTAGGTGGAATAATAACTTCTTTTAGAATTTTAGCAATACCACCATCAGAAGGTAATAACTTACCACTTAACATTGAAGAATCAGTAACATCAGCCAAATCTATATCTAACGCAGCTTCTATTGCTAGAAATGTAGCTAAGTTTATTGGTTCTTTTCTAGCTAAGCCTACAACCATTGATTGTATACGTAAGAAGTATCTTACAAACATATATATACCCATATCATTCATGTACTGAATATTACGGTTCATAGGTTGATCATAGTTTACAAATAGTCTAGTTATTAGTCTCCAAGCTTCTGCATGGCTTACACCTTGTTCTTCTGTCTTATGTTTGTACATTGCGTATCTAAATAAGAAATCAGATATCTGAGTGGCGTGCATAGCTGCTTTTCCTAACTTACTATCTGCTGACATGTATGCCATACCTACTGCGCTAGTTACAGGTCTAGGAACAGTCATACCTGTCTTATCTTTGAGCCAGCGTCCTGTCTTAGATCGTGTTTTCATGTCAAAGCCATGAATGTCCTCAGTAATACTTGTAAATAAACCAGAGCTCATAAACTGATGCATATCACTAGAGTTAATATCACTAGCTAGTTCTTCCATCTTACGTTTTATCTCAGGCTTACTAGCTAAGTGAGGTCTAGCAGCAACTCTATGTCGTAGTTCAGCTAATTCTTCCATGTTATCGCGGTAAGTTTCAAGTTCCTGCCAACCTCTATTTATGTGTTTAGATAAATATGTAGGTGGTATGCCATGAACTATACTGGCGTATATATTACTTAATATGTTATCTTTAATAACGATAGGTATTTTAATAACGATATTTATTACGGCCTGTTTAACTAAACCTTTTATAGCTTTTTCTACAATGCCTACAATCCTACGTGTAGCATGCATATCTCGAATTAAAGGCAGGTTCATCATAGTTCTATGTTTATAGCCGAATATGGTGTCTAACAATCCTTCCTGTACCCAAAACTCTCGATTACCTTTATCATCATATGTGGAATTTTGATCAATATCAAAACGCATTTGTTTAGGTAACGTACTGTAGTATTCTTCTTTATGGGCTTTATCATATATATTAACCCATTTTTTAGCATTCTTCTTTGTACGGTTCTTATCTGCATCAGCAACCATCAGCTCGACACTTCTAACATTAATTTTTAATGTTGCTGCTTTATCTGATTTACGCATAAACATAGTAGAAAGTATCTCAATACTATTCATATCTTGATCTAAATGTTTTTCAATATTAGCATGTGACATGCTGACACGGTAATCAGTAATCTGGTTATCAGAATTAGTTAAAGGTATTAACTGTTTTCTACCTGTCTTATTTACACCATGTTTCAGTTGACGTGCTTCTTTAGCATTTTCCTGTTTAAAGAACTCACCAACCATACGTTTAATTTGTCCTTCATACGCAGGGTTTCTAGCAATAATTTCTTTTAAAGATGTACCTTTAGCTTTACGTGCTGTTACAGAGTTGATACCTTTAGTTCTAGGCACATCTACAATATTTTTACCTATAAATATAGCTAATTCACTTTGATCAATGCCATTGATACCTTTTAGTTTTTCTACTTTAGTGTAGCCTTTACTTTTAAGTATCTTGACATTATCTAACATTCTAACGTTACCGTTACTATCTACTCTAGGTTTGCCCTGTTTGTCCAAATCAGGTACCTTAAGAGGCTCTACAATTAAATCTCTATCTTGATCTGTGATAACAGAGATATATCCTTTATTCATTAAAGCTTTATCATTATCAAATAACTCATTGATAGATTCAAGTTTAAAGGCTCTATGTTGGTATAACATTTCAGTAAAACCATTAAACTCAGCATCAGCGGCCATTTCTCTATCAGTAAGTTTTAGGAAAGCATCAAGCATTCCATCCTGATTATTTATAGTCTTATGTATAGCTTGTAATGTGATCAAAATATCTAGATTATGCTCATCTTTAGTATCACCATGTTTATCTAATGAAATACTATAAGCATTTAAATATTGATGCGTTGTCTCAGTTTCACCAGCTACCATAATGTCAGATAGGCCGTCTGTTTGAGCGGCATAATATGTATGGTTACTTAAGTTTAATGCTTGACCATATTTACGTAAAGCTTTAGCCAGTTTTTTAGGTTCTTTAAATAGTTCTATTATTTCTTCAACTGTAAATGCACCTTGGTGAAGTAATGTAGACGCATCAGTTTTTAATATAAATCTAGTAATAGATTCTAGTTCTACTTCCGTAGGGTCAGTAGCTGAAATAAAGCTTTTTTGCAATATACTATGAATGGACTCTTTAGTCTGTGTACGACTAGCATCTATCGCATGTCTAGACTCTAACACCATATCTAAAAACTCTTGTGGTGTAATACCGGTAATCTCACCGATAAGTGAACGGAACGTTTTAGCTATTTCTCCCCTAAACGTATAATGCATATTAGTAATACTTCTGCGCATTTCCGAAGGAGTTAATAGTAGTACGGCTAGTGGTACGTTAACTGTCACACCTTTAACAATTTTCTTTAATAAACCATCAGTAGGTAATATTTTACCTTTTAGCTCATTTCTACGGCGTTGAGCTACTTCTAAAGCTTTAGGTATACCTTTCTTAATTACTATATTTTGAAAGTCAATTATTTTCTGATTAGCCGACTTATGTTTTGCTGATATACCATGTCTAAATAGGAATCTAGAAAGTACATTGCGTTTATCAGTATTTATCGCTACTATTTCTTCTGCAATATTGGCTATTTGATCATACACACTACTGCTGTATTTTCTATTGCTATAGAATGATTCTTGGAATGATGTAATAATTCTATTAAATATGTTAAACAGTCTTTTTAACGGTGACTTAGTTTCAGTATCCGTATGTTTTACTGCATCTAGTTCACGTAATTTACGAGTTAAACCAGGGTTAGTTAATGCATAAGCTAGGAATTCATGTGGCGCCCTCTTTATTACCTTGCTGTCTTTGCCAAATACATATTCATACATTTCTTTTGCTGCTGCTTCTTCTGCAGCCAAGTCTCCAGTTGGGTCTGGATGCATAAAGTCTTTCCAAGTAACTACTTTACGCATTTCTCTGTGTAATCTAGTCAGTTCATTTCTGATCTTAGAGTCTTGCATAATAACTTTATATGAGATAGCATGTATAAGCTCATGTACGTATACTTCTTGAGGTGTTTGTTGTGTTCTCGTCTTAGGAGCAAACTTATTAACATTAACCTCTATATGCTTAGCATCAGGATCAAATTCACCATCTGATTCATTTGTACGTCTTGTAATAACTTCAATTGATGTGCTATCTAATATGGCGGCACTTGGAATAATAAACTTTTGTAATATTTCTTCTAAGTGCTCACGTTGAGCTTTAGCTTCTTTAGTAGAAGCCTTAGGGTCTATATGCAAATCTTTAAGTTGATCAAAGATATCTTGAGTAAGGTGACTTATAGAATTACGCTTAAACTTTTTATCAATTTCTGCAGTATTTACTTTACCTAATGAGCCTAGTTTTTTAGTGTTAGTTTTACCTTCTACTTTATCTAAATTAGGCCAATATAATTGATTAATAGTTAGTTCACCTCTTTCAAATAGATCTTTAACTATTGCTAAATCTGCTTGAGCACCTTCAAATGCGTGTCTTAAATTAGCTAACTGGTTTATTACCGTTAATGCTTTTAATTTTTTAGCAGAAGTTAATTGTTTAGCTTCATGAGCAATAGATATCGGTAAAGTACGTGGAACATTAAGTTTTACTTTTTTAAGGTTTAAGCCATTTTTATACGTGTACTCTGCTCTAGCTATACGTCCTTCTTTTATAGCTAATGCAACTACTTTCTCAAAATCTTCTAGAATAGAACCCAATATACTGTGCTCTAAATTGCTTTGCATAAAGTCATTATTGTAAACTTTACTACCAGCATCTAAATCTGATATTGAAAATATACCTGCATCATATAGAGTTAAAAATTCAAACTTTTCAGATACTTTAGCAATGTGTCCAGCATCTCTATTTTGAATAGTGTTTGCTTGTACTTTTGATCCACCACTCTGAGGCATCTGATCAGTTTTAGGTGCAGAAGTAGATTTAGCTACTGATATACCTGATGATGTAAAGTTACCCTCTTTATCTGTTTCATGTGGGTAGTATTCATGATCAATATGTACTGTATTATTTGCACGGCTATTAGGAGTTCTGCCATGTGATATCATTGCGATGAATGAGTCTGCTTCTTTATCTGATTTATGTACTGGGCCTTTGTATCTTGGGTAGTACGTACCTATCAGGCTTCTAGCTATATCGCGTTTTTGTTCTGGGGTAACTGTCTTCCTGTTATTCTTTAAGTTAGCTATACGTTTAGTTTCAATAGCTTCCTCATATGCATCCATATAAATATGGAATGTCCACTCAAATGCACTACTAGCTTGCATACGGCGCCACATTAGACTATTAGTATCTTCAGGATCGCCTAACAGTGACTTTAAACCTGTGTCTAACATAGGTGCATAAATAAATGAAATACCTGCTTTAATTTCCCGTATTATTTTTTCATTTTCTAATGTAGCTGGGTATAGTTTCTTTCTGTTTTTATCAGTAAGTTCTTCTGGTAACGTAGTAAATAACACAGTACTTAATGCATTGCCTTCTAGTTTTTTAACAAAGCCCTGTTGTTCACCTATTCCACCACGTAAAGAAGTTATTGCTATATCTAATCGTTGAGCAGCTACTATAGCTTTTTCAGTGTTACCTGCATTGTAATCTTTCTGTATTGCTGCCAGCTTATCTAAGATATCATCCATAGCAGAATCTGCCACTTTAGCTAAAATAGAGGCTAATGCAGCGCCATAGTTAGAAGTCATTAGAGGGTCTTTAGCTAAATCTCTAGCGAAATCAGTTATAACACCTTCATGAAGTATTTCACCATGTGCTTCTTCTAACGCATGTAGCATTTCAGGCTTTAACTTACCACCTTTAGTTAAGCGATTTATTACTTCCCTCTTGTATCTAGCTTGGTTTTTAGCAGCTTTGCCTGGCTTACGGCGTAACTTCTCAAGTTCTTCTTGATGGAAGTTAAATATACTACTTACGTCTCTAGCCGCATTCATCATCTTAGCTAATTCTTGGTAAACATCTGAATTACCTTCGTTCTGTATCCACTCACCAAATTCAGTATCATGAATAGTGTTATATACACCTATACGTTGTAAACTAGCTAATAGATTAGGACCACCAAACTGTAATAAAGCGATTGCATAACCATTAGTAATACCATCTATCTCAGCAGTCATATCAGTAGTGAATTGGGTAGACGCTCCAGGACGATAATCAGCTAAACCAGCTAAGCCTTCAATTAAGTGTACTTTATTAGCATATAGAGGTTTACCATCTACATCTTTAAGGTTATGCACAGCCATAATAGCTTCACTAATTTCAATATCTGTAGACTTACTATCTTTCAGTATCGTGTATGCTGCTTTAACTACAGGATGTTGATACACTGTATCAAAGAAATCTATAGCAGGTTTAGCGTTATGCTTATCTATGCTAAAACCAAATGAAGCAGCTACTGCTAACTTAAACGCATTACGTAATCTAGGTGTATTAATAGTTGTAGGATTAGATACAGCAGAAACTAGGTGCCTATGAATCTTACTGTTCATCGGATTGATACCAGCACTGCTGATCATCATACGGCCTTGTTTCTGTACACGGTACTTATAATAGAATATGTCATCTTCGTACGCATCCATAGAATCTATTTCAGCCATTAACGCTTCATTTGATGCTGTGAAAGAATCCTGTCTATCCCAATGTTCAGCTTTGACATCCTTAACTACACCTGCTATTTCTTCTTTTTGATCTCTAGTTAGAGCATTCCATGCACGCAATGGGCCTTTCATACCTTTCTGCGGAGTATTTTGTAGTTTTTCTATTAGGTCTTGGTCAGCTTCAGCAACTGGTGACAAGCTACCAGGGATTTTAGTTTGTATTTCTTTTACTGGAGTGCTATACACACCAGTTTTACTAACCTCTAAACCTGTAATAGCTTCTAGATGCGCAGCTTCATCTCGTAAGAACTTAAGTGCTTTTCTGTTTTCTTTAGCATCAATACCATGTTTATGCACATTAGATAAAACAGTATTTAGCGTATTCTCACCAGTGAATAACCCATTACCTTCACCATCCTCACGTTTAGGTAGAACAGGGTTTCCTCTAAAGAATAAAAGGAAAGGTTCAGATACTTTTTGTTTAGTAATCTGTTTAGGTAATATAGTAGCAGCATCTACTTGAGTTAGCATAGTGAGTGCTAATAAGCCCAGAGAACTGGCTAAATTATCTTGATATTCTAAAGGTGATAATGGAAAGTCTTTAAGGTCTTTACTACGCTTATTCTTAGCCTGTACGTTTAAGTTAGTTAATATATTATTACCTAAATCATTATTTAACATATAACCAGGCATACCTATACGTTTAACAGTTGTACGTTCCTTATTAGATATCTTATTTTGTTTATCTAAACCTAATATGAATTTTATTGTAGTGTCATCAAGATTCTTTATCTGAGTACTCTCAGTACTAATAAATGATAATGATTGAGTAGCTAAAGCTAGTAAAACTTCATCAGGTAATGTTTCATTCCCATCTACATCAACAATATGTAAACTATCTAATGCATCACGGGCGTACACACCAAAGTCACCGGTTTTATTTGTCTTTCTCAGAGATGTCTTATCTTTACTAGTATTAGATTTTTTATAAAGTTCTTTATACGCTTCAAATAAATTAATAATAGCATCCACATATTCTGGACTTGCTACAATAGGTTCTTTACCTTCAGCTTTTCTATTTTTATTAGCTTGCTCTACTGCAGCTTTTGCTTGTGCTCGTATAGTATCAGCAGTAAATTCGCCATCATTAGTAAATACTCTAATTACTTCACGTTCTTTATCTTTAACTTCAAGTAGATCGGTTACATTACCACCTTTAGTGTCAAGCAATGGTACAAACACACCTGAATTACCTGATAAGAAAGTATCACCAGTTAGTCCCACTACGAATATATCTGATACCTCAGTGTCTACTACTTTAGCATCTGAATCTATCCCGGCATCCTTACTAACTTTTGCTGGGACAGTTTTAGTTTCAACTTCTGGTTTTTGAGCTTTACTAGTTGGCGTATATCCGATTTTAGTAAAAGCATAATTATTAGCTGCTATTTCAATAGCAATAGCTTCAGGATGCATTAAATCAATCTTGCCGTCTTTACGTGGATACTTTTTACGATCTTTATGTGCTATATGACCTAACTCATGTTGGAAAATGAATTCAATATAAGCAGATACTCCACCATTATCTAAAAAGTGTTGTTTAAGGGCCTCTACATCTACATCAGCAAATACTTCTGCTTTTTGTATAGAAGTATCCTTATGTATACCTTTACCTTTACCATCTAAGTAAAGCATACCTCCATCATAATCTTCAGCTATAGCTTTAATGTTAAATGTAATTTTTTCACCATTTGTACTTGCTAGAGATTTTAAGGTGTCATCCTGCTTAACTGCTGTTTTCTTATTTGCTTTCTTTAATCTGGACTCTATCTTAGTGAATGTGTTTACAGCCTTAGTATGTGTAGTTTCTTCAGGTTTAACTGGTGTTTGCTTACGTATCTTAGCCACACTTTGTAAAATACCTTTACGTACACCATGATTGGCATCTTTATACACAATATTACCAGTAGCCATTGACATGATCTCATCTTTACCACTAACTATGTAAGACTTATTACGGTACTGTACTTTAATTGCTTTACCTGCATCCAGGGCTTTCTGCCCCTTTTTTAATTGCTTCTCTTTTTTACTTTCAGTAGGCTTTGTTTTAAGTAAGGATACATGCTGTACCATATTCACTGGGACTTCAGGCCAGAATTTGCTAGTCCCATCATTGAAATGTTGTGTTACTTGTATGTAGTAACTACCTTTACCATCATCGAAACGGTATTTAGAGGCTACTGTACCTTTAAAGGACTCTTTGCCAGTTTCATATTTAGCTGCACCTTGAAAATTTGTACCTACTTTCAAACCTCCTGCACTTACAATTACTTCATCCCCTTCTTGGAATTTACCTGCAACTTTAGTTTCAACTTTAGTTTCAACTTTTACTTCAGGAACAGGTGTAGTTTCAACCGTCTCAGCCTCCACAGACTCCGTCTGTACGGCCTCGACTGGTGCAGCTTCAGGTGTAACGGTAGGTGTAACCTCCGTATCCTTACCTATATCACTTAATTCACCTGTTTCTTCTGTTTGTTGTTTTAGTAATACTTCAATTTGTTTTTCTTGTACTAGACTAAATTCTTTAGACTCTACTTTAGTTTTAGTTTTAGCTGTCAATACTTGTGTTATTAACTTACGAGTAGCTACACCGTACTCTGCTTCAGTTTGTACAGATTCAACAAAAGGTGCACTATAGTCTTTCTCAAATGAAACGTTAGCAGATTGACCTGTCTGTGATATGTAGTAGTGAGTAATAGGTTTTTCTATAGAAGGGTTATCTATAGTATTATCTAATTCTACGCCTTCTGGTAAAGACTCACCTGTTTTCATAATAAGAGGATCTGCATTTAGATCGGTTTTATTAATAAATACAGCCTCTACATCTTCTTGTTTAGATATTTCTAAAGCGTTAGCTAATACCTCAGCTTTCTTACTCATGTGCCTAACAAAATTATCTAAACGATTTAATACACGTTTATTAGCATTACCTTCTTGTGCTTGTTTAGCATAGCCATCAAAACTCTGGCTTTTACCACCTTCGTCATGTAAAACTTCTTTAGATACACTGCCCATTGTTTTATTACGGCGTTTATCTATTTTAATTCTATTTTTTTGTGTTGCCAGAATCTCTTTCTGGTCATCAGTTAAGTCATCTGTATTTTCATCTAACTTATTTATTTCTTCTTCATTCGTTTCTGAGATTTCTAAAGAATGTAACACATTATCTTTAGCATCTATTTTTATAGGCCCAGCTGCATCACGATCAGTCTTTTTACTGGAAATATTAGCAATAACATCTTCTGCTTCCCCTAAAGCATCTATGTAATTTTGTATTTCAGCATCAGATTTTCCCTGTCGGCGTAAGCTACCTATAACCGTCTGAAGGTTTTTAGTATGCTGCATCAACTCAATAGTTTTATCAGCGTCATCTACTTTATTATCTAAGATACTTAGCGTAAGCATTACTTCTTTTAATGGGTCATAGCTAGTAGATTTGACATCTACACCATTAACTGGTGTAAACGTTAATCTGTTATCTTCTTTAGCTTCCTGTACATCACCTTTAACTGCAGTTTCACCTACGCTGATATTACTACCTATTTTTTCTAAAGTTGTTTTTAAGCTTTCCTTAATAGTAGCAATTTCTTTATCACGCTGTGCTTCATATAGGCCTTTTTTATGAGGCATCTTAGTAGTAAGCTCAGCATAATCTTCAATTATGTATTGAATATTAGCTTTTGCTTGGTTTTCCTCATGTGCACGTATTCTTTCTTTAGCTGCATTAACTGTATCAACCGTATCCACATTAGCAGACGTAAAGTTACCTGATGTTGCAAGGACCATATCTATCTCGATCTGTTCCTCATAACGTTTAAGCCCTCTTTTTAAAGCTGCAATTAAACGTAAATCTATATCTTTCTTATCTTTACCTTTTTTTAATGTCTCTAATAGTGAATAACTAAGTTGGGCCAGATGCATACTATTCAGTACAGATTTATCTAAACCTTTCTCAGATAACGCTATAGTATTTACTTCATCTAAATATGCATCTATATCTAATTCATCTTTACGGGTATCACCGTATTTAGCTTGGTAGCCTTTTATCTTCTGATTACGTTGATCTATTAATTTATTTACTAATTTATCTCTAGACTTTTCTACATTTGTACGTTGTTTATCTGATAGATCATCTTTAGTAAGTATGTCTGTACGTTTAGTTATCTGTGTAACTATTGTTTTTATATCAGGTGCTACAATATCAGTAACAACTTTAGGTAATACAGTTTTTAATACTGTTTGTCCTGTATCAGACTGTACAGCTGCTTTAGTAGCGCTTGTAGGTGCAGATATTGTACCACCAGCCATAGCTTCATTAACGAAAGCTTCACTAGCTTCAAAACCAGTAGGTAGTACTATACTACCGTCTTCTTGAATACCATGTTTAGATATGACATCAGCTGTATCTGAGATTAACCCTGACGTACCTTCAATAATTGCAGGAGCTATGACTGCTACAACCGGTTTTACTACTTTAGCTACTAAAGGGTTTTTTATACCTATCTCACTAACCCACTTATTTAGATTAGGTAACCTACCTGTGATCGCTTTAAGACCTAATCTTTCAGCATATATCTTAAATACAGATAATGAATTAAGTAGAGCTAAATCAGCACCCTCTGGTAACTTACCATTGATCTCAAGGTATTCACGTTTTGAGTTTTCTTGTGCCGATACAATAGCTGTAGTTATACCTACGTATGGCGCAGCTAATTGCACCATGAATGCAGAAGACTCTACTAAGCTATGTGCAGCTGACATCTTACGATTGCCTAATGAGTACGTTAAATAATCCCAGCCACTATGGTTGTATATTTCCTCAGCCATCTCAGCTTGATACCCTGCTGTTCTTCTATTTACTTTAGCTGCTGCAGCAGCTTCTTTACTTAATGATGCGGCGTCTCTTTCATGTTTGCCTTTAACTAAATCATCTAGCTCATTTAAGTATTTATACTTACCTAACTGTATGAAAGCGTTATCTTCTTCTGTAAGAGCTTCTCCCAGTTGCTGCTTAGCAAATACCTCTAGATATTTAGCTTGGTCTGCTTCTGTAATTTGCTCATTTAAATCTATAGGTTCTACACTCGTATCAATTACAAAACCACCGGGTCCGTGAACGGGATCATTAGTAGATATTACGTAAGAGTTCCACTGATCTACCCCCTCTTTACGTGTCATTGGGCCGACATCTATGGCTCTTAATAAGCCCTCTTTGACAGAAACAGCACCACTAACTATTCGATTAGCACTATCTTTCCAAGGATCAGTACTACGAAAGTAATCTAATACACTAGTAGCGGATCTATGTTCAGCGTCTGGATTAGACTCAATAATTATTTTCCAGGTCTGTGCTTCTTCTAATGTTAAACCTTCTTTATAAAAACCAGGTTTATTATCGCGTTTAGGAAAATATACTGAGAAATCATTTTTATTAGTTATTATATTAACTTTGCCTGCAGTACCTACTTTTTTTACAGAGTCAGGTATTATCTCGGTTTGATCAGTATTGAAATGCCCACCCTGTATTACTCGGTTATACCTAGCATTCTTATCTACTTCATACATCTTAGTGGATACTGCAGCAGGAATAGCATTTAACGATTTAAACTGCTCATAACCATTTCCATGCTTAGCTTCATACGCTTCACGTATAGCTGTCTGTTTAGCATTTTTATCAAACCACCTAGTATTAAACTCAGGTGTGTTCATTGCAGCATAGGCATCTACCCCAGTAGCTGGATTAATTACTTTACCTTTAACACGCGTAGAGCCTTCTCTTCTAGTTGAAGTAGGGTCATACGTAACATCAGCTTCAGGGAACCATAATTGATCACCAAAATCTTGAAATTGTTCTCCAGGTTTTTCAGTGATTAAACCATCATCACCTAGTGTGCCTTGACCTTCAGTAGCTAATTTATTAAATAGGGCATCTGCTTTCTTACCCATAGCAAATACTTGTGCATCATTAATAGTATCAGGATGTACGCCCCATAACTTTGCATAGTGTTCTTTTTGGTATGGTCTTAAAGTAGTTTCTTTACGATATTTAGCATGCTCTGCTGAATCAATATCAGGAGCACGTAACCCAAACTCTGTACCATCATTAGTAGTAAAGTATCCTGAATCAGAATCAGTGCCTTTACCATGAATATCATCAAAAGTAACACGGGTAGGTTCATTAGCATTTAGGAATGCGATTTTACCTTGCTGTATCCGTTTAACTTTCTCGGCTGACTTATTAGCTACATCTTCTCTTTTCTTTCGTACAAGATCATCAAAACCACTAAATTGGTTTTCACCAGCATATATAGCCATGTGTAATTCCTTATTTGCTGTAACTTTCCATTAAAGACTTAACTGTGGTTTTCTTTTTACTTTTTTTATCTAATCTCTCGAATAGATTACCTTCCAGTAATGTATACCAAGCCTCTGGAGTGAGGTCCTCAATAGTAGACTCATTTTCTGGCATGTTAAGGAAATCCCAAAATTGGAAATTAGGTCCTCCTGCATCCTCTAATTGTGCACCTTGTGAAAACTCATTCCAACCTGTTTCGTCAAAACGTAATAATGGTATTAATATACCCCGTGCAATATCACGTTCTTTAGTAGTAAAAGCTTTACGGTTTTGACCCACATTTGCGTGCCCTTCAGGGAATTTACCTGGATTGTCAAAAAACTTATCGAGAACACCTAACATATGATTACCAGGTCCAGTTGCAATATCCCAGAAACTATCGGATATAGTGTCACCATATGCACTAGTTACATAAGCTTGAGCATCACCTTTAGTCATGGATTTAGGTAATACAGAGCTTGTACCTGTTATCTTCTTTTTGGCTTTTTCAACTAAAATTTTATTGACTGTTTCAATAGCCTTCTCTTGTTTCCACTTAGTAAAGTCTCTACTAGCATCTAAACGTGACTTAATTGTTGTAAGGCCTGAGTCTTCCATAAGTTGGTCAACAAACATCTTTCTAGCTTTAGTATCTGCACCAGGAAAACTAGCTGCTGCTTTATTTATTGACCTAATACCTTCCATAAAGTCTTGTTCTGTAGTATCTGTACTGCCTAGATCAAATTTAGGCGCTGTTGTTCTTAGGTGGTCTAACTTGTAAGCATTAAGTTGATCGTAGAATGCAGTATCTTTAACACCTGTAGCTAATGCTCCCTGTGTCAGTTGCTTAAGTATGTCTGGATTCTGATAATTATTATTTTGCGTCAGACCAGATAAGCCAGCATTAACAAAATTCTCTCTATTTACTTGTGTGACTTCTGCAGTTTTTTTAATTTCATCACGACTTAGTGTTAATTTCTCTTGATTTATATTTACAAGATATTTGTCTAACTTCAACGGATTCATTTTATTATTGAAGTTGTACGTTTGCACAGCAGCTAAGATTTCTTGGTCTGTTGCTTTATTATCTAATTTAAGCTTCTCTAATAAATAAGGTTTCTGTTCAGTCTTAATCGCATTATCTAGTTTTAAATCTGTTGTCTGTTGCTCTCTGAACTTAGTTTGTGAAATTAAATCAGCTATTAGTAAGGGGTTATTCTTATTATTAAAGTTATATTTTTGCTTTGCTGCAAGAATTTCCCTATTAGTTGCATCATTAGCTAGGCCAAGCTTCTTAAGTAATGGTGTTCTTTGTTCAGCTTTAATTTCATGAAGCTGTTTCATATCTGCAATTTCCTGCTCAGTAGCATTCGCATCTAATCCCAATTGCAGTAACTCTACACCACGTCTTTCTTCAGCAATACCCATAGTTTGCTTTACTTGCTCACGCGCTTGTAGATTAGTAGCTAACGCATCTTCATGTTTAGCTACATCTCTAAACTCTACATTCCGATCTTGTACAGCAGCATTAACATTGCCCATGTTTAACCAACTAGAATCCCGGTTAGCCATAAGCTGAGCTACTTCATCTTCATTTTGGGCCATTTGTATGGCCGAATTAAACGCATCAGTCTGTTGATCACTAAAAGTGGTACCAGCATCCTGTAAAGATGTAATCATATCTTGTTTAGCTTTAGCAGCATCTGCGTTATTTGCTCGAATGCTATCTACTAAACCCGCTGTATTAGCGTATTGTACGTTTTTCCAGTTAACCATACCTTACCCCTTATACTACTGACATATCTCGTAAGTTGCCATAAGGTGTTTCATCATATGGCTTAATATACTGAGACTCACTTAGGAAACCACCTGGGCCAGTGAAAGCATTTACTCTTGCACGCTCATCATTTATAGTAGCTACCTGCATACCAGTATTAGTTTTCCAAGCATCTTTATTAAATGCTAATTCTTCTCTTGCAATATCATTAGCCTCTTGTCTTGCTTTATTATCTTGCCATTGATTAAAAGCACCTAATGCTTGCGTACCTAATTGTAAAGTACCCATATTCATTCCTAAATCAAAGCCCATATTCGGGTCATATCCTTGAGGTGTTGAACGATTAGCAAAAGGGTTTGTTCCACCAAAATAACCTAATCCGTTTCCGTGTGCTGGCATAATTATTCTCCTAATTTACGCATAATTGTATTGTAACTGAAAAGTATACCTAGCAGATACCGATTTTTTGTTTCTCTGTAAGTAGACTTGTGGTGACATAGGTGTATGTGTGTCCACCTTAGTCATGTTTACTAAACCTTGTTGTACATACGCCTGATCACGTAATCTTTTGTAATAGCCCATAGCTACTAACTCATCATCTAATAAATCCATCTCTTTCTCCCACTCAGCTTGTGAGTAAGCTAAATCACTTGCTATAGCCTCTGACTCATCTATAAGATGTTGCATATTATAAGTATTCATTATGTCTACTACACTTAAAGCAGCAGATGCAGTAGCCATGTTAGTGCCTAATACAAATGATGGGTCATATAAGCCGACAGCTAATAATACTAACTTTCCATATATTACTGCATCTTCCCCGAAGACGCCCATACTAGCTAAGGTAGCTCCGATTATAACAATCTGCATTGTGGTACTTAAAGCACTAAACCAAGCTGCAGCTTCTACAAATAGGTAAGGTGCAAAGATTGCTACTAAAGCAAGTACTACAATAGTGATAAATCCAAAATCCCAAACTTTCTTTTGTTCCCAATATGCATAATACATAGTTAGATGTAAGCTACTGGTAACGATTGAGGCAACAGCCTGTCCACTGTATGATTCAAGTATTTTATAATCTAATGGTAGGTATACATTTGCTTCAGCTGATTCTAGATCTACATACACCAACTTATGTTTACCTGACTGTACATCTCTAACATAGTGGGCTAATACAGGTTGTACTAGGGTGTAACTATCAATACTGCCATCTTTATGTATTGCGTAATACGTTATAGCATTACCTTTTCTAGTATTTGTATCTTGGAATAGTTTAGTAAATGTATCACTTAAGTTACTAGTATCGGTAGTGTTGTTAAAAACAATACCTGTATTAGTCTCTGTTAATGAGAAATCAGTATTGATGATTGACTTATATATTATATCTCTTACCTTGCCGTGCTCTGCTACGTTAACAGCCGTGTCTCTAAGACTTTTTAAAACACTTTGATTTTCAACTTCTGTAATGCTGTGGTTTTGAACTTCAATATATGAATACTTTAAGCCATAAGCAAAGTTTTCGTGTGATACAACTAAGTCTACTCCCGGCACATCTACTATCTCAGTAGGTATCTCATTACTGGTAACAGTCTGTCCTACAGTAGTAAGACTAGTAAAAAATCTAGAGAACGTTGTATCAATCCCATAAGGTACAGCACCTATACTATGTGTAGCCGCTAAGCTTTTTAGTTTTATTATAAAATCTATACAGTACTTAATACTATGCTTATCTTTAGCTCTTAGCTTAATACCTTGGTTAACTGTAACGTGATCTAATATATTTAAATCAGCAGTAGGGAATGCATCAATTAGTGCTTTAGAATCAATACCTAAAGATTCAGCGTATTCAGCGTGGTCTGCGTGTGGTGTATTATTAGGATATGACTGCCCATCTTTACGTATGTCTATAGGTGGGAATATTTGAAATGTCGTTGGGTCATTATCTGGTATTTCTGTAAATGTATCTAACTCTGGATATGTACCTGAGCCTATCCAGTATTGCCATAGATAAGTTTCTGATTCTTGACCAGCTATGAGTACACCATTTGCATCAACATCATTTATTGCGTATGTAACTTCATAAGCAGCACCTATAGGTTCAGGAGGTACGTCTATTGTTTTTTCAACGTTATTTGTTAGATTTACATACTTGACAGTATTAGTAGTACTATTAGCTGTACTTAAATCAACACTATAATTTACACCTTCTACAGTAAATATTAAAGTAGCTGTACCATTAATAATAGCTGTGTGTAACTGATAAGTTTCTACTAGGTAGTTCTCAACCCAAGTTGTATAGTTCAAAGGTGTCACTGAACTACTTTTAATATTGACTCTAGTTGGATCACTCGGGTTAATGCGATTTTTAACTAAGTCTACTGGTACAAAGTTAGTACCTATATTTACATCAGAAAACCCACCAAAGAATGCATCTCGTTTAAACTTACCTGCATTTCGCCGTAAAATATTACGTGTACTGCCCTGGGTATTTAAGTAATCTAAACTCTTCCAATAATCTATGTTATTAACTATATCATTAATAGTTGCAAACTCATCAAAGCTATCTGGGAGTGTATCCGTTACTAAATCTGCAGTTACTATGTTCCAGTATTGATAGGTTTTAGTGGTTTTAAACGGATTCCATCCCATTAGATATTACGGCTGTCCGGTCGTAGTATTAGGCACGAATGCAGCATCTGTAGAGAAAGGCTCTAATAGGTCTTCAATAGTAACAAACTTCTGATTATTAAATGTACCTAACGTATTAATCTGAATCTTAAGGATATCTGCGATATTTTTATTAAATGAGTTCTTAGCATCCCACTCAAATCCTAAAGCTTGTTTCTCATATAAAGTACCCTGTCGACCTACGATACTACCAGCAGCAGGTGCTGCATTAGTAGTTACTTGCGTTTGTGCGTATTCTGTTATACGTTTCTGTTCTAATATTTCAATTTCTTTATTAGTTTTTGCAATAACTGTTTCAGCTGTAGACTTACCTGAATGTTGAATGTTATTAACCTGGTTAAGTAAAACAGTTTTAACTGTATAAGTAGCCACATGAGGATCTTCTGTCATTAAAGCTTCAACATCATTTTCACTCAAGTTTTCATTTGTAGTAAATGTGTACGTTTCATTAGCATTCTGATCATATTCTATCTCCCAAATATACTCATTAACTTCCATACCATTCTTAAAAGCTTCACTAATAATCTGTTGACGTTTAAGTATAGTTTCAGTGTCGTTTGCCTGTGTACGTATTAACGATTGATTTGAGATATCTAATGCTTGCTTACCTTTAACTTCAGTAGAAGCAACTATATCAAGAGATTTCTTCAACTCTGTAGCGGCTGAGTTGGTAGCAACTGTTGTTTGTGCAGTCTTAAGTAAAGCATCTTTAGTGGATTGAGTATTACGAACAGCCGTAGTAGATACTATATCTAATGCTTTCTTAGCTTCAGTTGCTTGTTGTGCCACTGACATATCTACTTGCTCTTGTTTTACTAGTAAGTCTTTCGTTGATTGAGCATTTCTAACAGTAATCGTGGATACCACATCTAATGCTTTCTTATCTTCAGTGACTATCTGTTTAGTTAAAAGATCAGCTTGCTTATCTGCTTGCTGCTTACCCAAGATAAACTGTACAGAGCCTTGTAAAGAGCTCTGAAGTGCTCCTAAATAGACTGTAGCATAATCAGCACCCGTTAACCTACCTAGGTTAAATTGTGCCGATAAATGCGTATTTACGGCCTCCATTAAGTCATCAAATATACCATCACCAGTAACGGTATATTTACCATCTGTACTAGTAGTTAGACTACTAGCTTGGGTTATGTCTGCGTTACTGATTGTTGCCATATTATTATCCTACTGAACTTGTCGCTTTTTGTTTAATTGCAATTTTATCAATTTCAGCTTGTGTTAATGCAGGTAATACTTCTACATTGTAAGCTTTAATTTTAACTGCTTCCATAGTATCTTGACCGTTACGTGTAACCTTTTTAAATATCTGGCACTCAGTCGCAATAATATTTTGATAAATAATATTAGGTATGTGCCATCCTTCTTCATTATTAAAAGGTATGTACTTTTTAACGGCTTTACCATTATTAATTACATTACTACCATAGGTGAAAATTTCACCACCAGATTCAAGTTTAAGTGGGTCATTAGGTCTAACAATTACTCTGATTAATTTCATAGCATCATCATTACGTAAGCCCTCTAGCTCAACTCCATTGATTTTAAAATCATCTAGCATGTCATCTGTTACTACAGTTACATTATTAGTTGTTTCCATTACTGTTGCTTCCATTTTAGTATCCTCATTACCGTTAATATTATTTAGTGCCTCCACTAATTTTGTTCTTTTAGAATTAAAATGCATCTTAATACCGTGTTCGGCTAGCTTATCGCTTATCTCTTTTGATGTCATAGTTTCAATGTTCATAGTTCCTCCCGGGAATTAGTGAGGTAGCCTGCACCGTGCTTGCGCACTAACAGGCTACCAAAGTTAAAGCTTTACGCTTTAGTCCAAATAAGACCTAGACGTTCAGGGCGTAATGCCATGAAGCCATAGTACCATTTGATAGAGTAGAAACCTTTCTCACCATACGGATCGTTAAGGTCTGCAATCTCTTTACCTGGCTTCTTGTGTGTAGTAGTGAACTTCACAGTCTTACCATCAGTTTGGAAACCAATAGTAGTGAAAGCACCATCACCTACAACAAGCATAGGATAGATATCGATACCAGCAGCACCAGCACCTGCATCATATAACATCTCAGGAACTACAACGATGCGGAACTGGTCAATTGAGCCAATTTCACCGTTAAGTACATTAGTAGCATCAGCATACTTCTCTACAGAAGTAAAACCTGTACCTACAGCTGAGTTAGTATCAATACCCTTCATCTTACGAACCATAGGGATTAACTCTGAACCGATGTACATTACACGACCACCATTAACAGTCTTAGTATCTGTCATACGCGAACCAGAGATAATCTTGGTTTGCTTAGGAGTCTTGTTATTATCTAAAGCAATAGATAACGTCATCAAGTCAGCGTAAGCTGCAGTAGCATTAACATTTACTTTAGCTACACCACCCATATGATATACAGTACCAGCATTGTTAAGTAAATCTACTTGTAAAGCAGCTTCAGTTAACTCAGTTGCACCTACAACCATTTCTTCAGTGATGTGTGACATCAACTCTGAATCACTGTCAAAGTCTAAAGACTCTTGAGTGTACTCAGTGAAGAAACCTTGCTTAATGATTGAACCCGTAATTTGCGTACGAGTAAAACCAACACGGTTAACACGACCACCATTCTCAGTCAATGCAGGAAGACGATCAGCAATAGTACCGATATCCTTAGAAGAACCATAAAGGTTACCAGAGTTTTGCTTAGCGTAAGCACTACCCGATGCAGCATCAGCTAAAGCTTGTGTTGCATAAGTTGAACCAATTACACCACCAGTTTTATTCCAAGCAGTGAACTTAGTACTATCAATTACAGCACCTGAAGCATCTAAGCCCTGGTCATTGATGTTTAAGTTATCTAGTAAAGGCTGATAAACGTCTTGTTTAATAGTCTTACCATGATGTTTAGGCATAGCACGTACATCAGCCAGTGGCATGAAGTATTGCTTATCCCTTGTTGCAATTAGCGCTTTTTTGTAATAAAAATCAGTGCGCGCTTGAGCACCGATAGTTGAGTTAGTACCGTCACCGTATACTTGAGCCATAATATTCTCCTATAGCTTATTTAAATTAAACGGCAGCAACTTTCATAAACTCTTCATCAGTCATCTTGAGATAGTCAGGTGAAGTAGTTGTAGGTTTACTGCTCGTTTTTGTAGATGCCGCAGCTTTTCTTTTTTGTTTAACTGCTGCGTCATCCGCCTTTGCTTTAGTCTTACTCGATACATCCGATACAGGGGGTCTTTGTGCAACCTGCTGATTACCACCGTTTAAGACTCCGGTACTAGCTAGATATTGCGCTGCTTGTTGGTATGCTACTATCTCTGGTACGCCCTTTAGTCTACCTAATGTGCGTTCCTTAGCTACTAGCGTACTAATAGTATCATAAACACCATTTTGCATGTGTTCATCGATAATGCCAATAACTTCAGGATTATCTGAAATTATCTTTTTACTTTCTTCATCCCATTGTGTACTCATTACATCAATAGTTTTGTTAAAAGTTTCACTATCTTTAATACCGTCTAAAGCAGCATCTAACTGGTACTCTTTGTCTGACACGTTGTAGTCGTTAGGTGTGTACTTAACTTCTGCATCAGTATCAATGTCGAGAGGATCTATCCCACTATCTTTTATTAGCTTAGTAATTGCTGCTGGGTCATTTTTAGAGATATCTATAAGATTATTTAATTTATTAGAATCTAATAAACCATTCTTCTCAAGCATCTTAACTACTTTTAGATTAGGTGCTAACTGATTCATCTTTTTCTGATAGTTAGCTCCCATCTTCATTAATGATAAAACATCATCAACAGTATCGACTTGCATTTCCTTACCATTGGCTTTAAAAGGTGCGAAGATTTTCTCATACGCTCCTTGGAAGTCTACACTTTGTGTTTCCTGGGTATCCCCATCTGTGTCACTAAGTTTGACCTCTGTATCAAGAGACTCTGGCTCAGTACTTTTAAATTCAGCTTCAGGCTCTGTTTGAGTATCCTCAAATGGTTGGCTATCTTCTGTACTCGCTTGTTCCGGCTCAGGTTGCTCCTGGGCTTCACTTGTAGATTCAATAACTTCTTGAACCTCACCATCAGCTACAGAAGTTTGCTCTTCTGTAACGTCAGTATCTGTTTCAGCGGATGCTTGGGTGTCTAGTTCTTCGTCTAGTTCTTCCTCAAGTACGCTTAAATCTTGTTTTAAGAATTCCTCATCGTCCATTCCTAATGCGTTATCTAATGCCATTATGCTAGCTCCTCCGTCAATAATTCCTCACGAGTTAATTCATTATTGTTCAAAGCTTGTTCAGCTTGATCACCTAATCTTAAAATAGTATCAAAGTGTTGTGCTAGTGCACCAGGGCCATAAGCTAACTTATCTAGCTTCTCCATGGCTTCAGCAGGTAAGCCTGCAACTTTAGCCATAATTAATCTTACAGCTTCTTCTTTTAAATAACCTATTTCTATTATCTCTTGAAAGTCTTTATTGTTACGTAATCGCACCATAACATCTCTACGTGCAATAGCTTCTTTACATTGTTGAATTTCAATTTCAACTTCTTCCACATTAGTCATACTGTATCCTCATATTAGTATTAATTATATTTAAACCCCTGGGTAAGTGGTATTCATGCTACCCATCATACCATCAATCGCTTTATTGTCTAAGTTAGCTAAACGATCAAACTCTTTCTTCTGCATGTCTTGCCCATGTGCTAACTTCATCTGTTCTTCTGTATTAGCATCAGCTACACCAGATTCTTTATTTACAAAGTCTAAGTCATCTAAATCAGACTTACCTTCTAAGTTTCTAGACTTAGATAACTCAGTAGACGTCTTAGCTTTCTTGTATTCAACATCAACTGTATTCTCAGCTGCTTTAGCTTGCTCATTAGCAATCTGTGCCTGTAATAACTGTAACTCTAATTGTGCTCTCTGTTGAGCCATAGGGTCAGGTTGTGGCTTATATTCTGCTATACGCTTAGACAACTCTGGCATCTTACGTAATTTAGCTATATCGGATAATACCATCTGAGACATTTCAGGAGGCATACTATTGCCCATAGTCTGAAGCATAAAGGCTAACTCACTAGCTTTCTGTTCATCAGCTTCAGCAGTAGATATGTTTAGTTTAATGTCATACTTACCACCTAAATCTTCACGGTTAATGGCAACAAACTCTTCATTAGTTATTCTGATTATTTCTTCATCTTCTAGGAAAGCAGCATTCATAGATATAATCTTGCGACCTATCTGGTTAACACCATTAGCTAATCTACGTAGAATACCTAACTCACGTTTAGAAGTAGCATCTAATGCGGATCTGATACCTGTTGCTGTTGTACCTAATGCTTGACCTGTAATACCAGAACTAAATGCTTTAACGCCGGTTAGAGATTCAGCTTCATTATTCTGAAGAGTTAACATGTTAAGTGCACTACCGGGGATCTCAGGATAAGTCTCCATATGGAAAGCTTGTCTAGGATCTACGTTAGAGTTAAACTTAAAATCTTCACCACGTTCAAACTTACGTGCGTTAGTAACATCTAATGCATCTTTTCTAGTACCC